AATGGATTATACTCATTAACCGAATCTGAACTTATATCTAAATCACTCAGAACATTAAAATAAAAAAGGGGTCTCACGGAACCCCTTTTTTTATATCTTATAATTTGTTACCACAAGTTGGACAAAACTTATACTTTGATTTTGTCTTCGTACCACACTCGGTACAATAGTGTTTAATCTCTTCTGTAGTTTTATTTTTATTACTTAATGGTAATATTTTTAAACTTACTTGATGTGATGTGTAATAATTAAATTGTTCGTACGAATTAATAAATTTTTGATTGGATTTTTCACCCTTTTCAACTCTACCCGTTTCAATAGATTTTTTGGATTTAAGATTTCTAATGTTTGGACCTTCAAATGTATTAGTATTACTATTAAGAGATGTCATAGTAATGTTTGCATTTGATGAGCTGGTAGTAAAAGTCATATCACCATAATATGGTGAACCTGTATTAATATTTGACCATCCCGTATTCCAATTCCCACCTGAAAGATGAGGGTATTGATTAATTATTTGTTCATCATAGAACTCAATTCTAACGTCTCCATTTAAATCAATTGCCTCTCTGTTTAACGACGTATCGTTTACTTCGTAGGTACTGAACTCAAACTTGTTATTTGAATCAAGGAAACGTTCTAAAAAGACCCTTTGACCTGGTTTAACAATAATACCACTTGTTGAGATGTACTCACCATTTAGTTTTATTTTACAAAGAATTGATTTTTGTGTTGGGTTGTGAATTTCTAATTCAAAATTATCCTTATCGTTAAGGAATACGGTGTTACCGTTGTAGATTTTAAGACGCGACTTGTTTTTTGTAATGTGAGCAGTCGGCTTGCTCACGCTAGTTGTTGTGTAATACATTTTTTTTTAATTTTAAAATAGTTAATGACTATGTTACCAATACCTTTGTGTCCGTGAATACTCAACAGCTTGTTAGGGCTGGGGACTGATAAACTAAAATCTTAAAATAAATATAGTAGATTTGAAAAAAAGTTGTATATTTGTATTGTAATTAAAGGAAACGATTCAGATACAAAGTATTTAATTACACAAATAAGTCTAAACCGACTTATTTAAACAGGGTAGGAACGATTCAGATACAACACCCTGTTTTTTTTTTAATCAACCCAAATAACTATTTGATTTTCACCAACTCTAAATGGGTTATCAAATGATTCTCTGAATACTGTTGATATAACTAATTTCCAAAAATTATCCTCAACATGTTTTGGTATTATCGCAATTGCGATTTCTTTTTCAAATGACTTTACAACAAATGCATCATTATTTGTAATATTATGTTGTGCAATTTTTTCGGCAATTTGTTTTAACGCTAAGCTGATTATATATTTTATTTCAGAGTTTGAAATTTCTTTATCGTTATAATTTTCAATATCTTTTCTTGTTCGTCTTTCATATGCATGAGTACTTCTATCAACATCAAATGAATATTGGACCTCAAAAGAAGACATTAATTGAGCAATTCTTTTTTCTAATAAAAGATGTTCCTTAATTAATTTTCGTAAATTACTCATATGTTATAAATACCTTAAAAACAAAAAAAGGAGACAATTTCTTGTCTCCTTTCTTATAGGGTAAGATATTGATTATCTCAATTCTCTTAAGTCGAATGTTCTAACTCCATCAACTGTGATACGACCGTAGAAACGGTTGTTAACCATCTTCTTAGCGTATCTAGTCATGATACCTTTGATTGGTGTAAAGTTGAATGGGTTATACATTGTAGGTGTTAATTGTAGAGGTACGTACGGTGCGTAGATGTAACCTGTGTCAAGTAAAGATGTACCTTTGTGACCCAACAACACTTGGTTTGGTGGGAAGTAAGGGTCTCTATACACTTGGTAACGACCTGCCAATGTACCAACTCTTTCAATACCCATGTTGTATTGGTCTTGCTCAGGAGCCGCGTTTGATACGTGGAAGTATTCCAAGTCATCAAAGATAGCACTGATTTCAGAAGAAACAACAATCCAGTTAGCTCCACCTCTTAAGGTAGATTTGTGGATTTGAGCCGAAATTTGGTTGATAGCTGTAATCAATGTTTGATTCCAGTCTTTTTGAGTGTAAGGAACTGCACTTGAACCAAGACGCTTCCATCCGTTGTAATCCCAACGTAAGTTCCAAGCTGCACCTTTACGTAAATCTCTTAAGATTTCACGGTCGATTTCAGCCGCAACTTGCTCAGATAATAAAGCTGTTAATTCAGCTTCAGCATCGATGTTGTGGAACGCTGCAACGTCTTGAGCCATTTCTGGAGACCATTGAGCTCTTAATTTTCTTTCTGTTACAGAAACAGTTACTGACATAAGGTCAAAAGAAACTTCACCCATTCTATCTTCAAATTCTAAGTTTTTGTAGATTCTGTAAGTAGCAGTGAATGCGTTGTCTGTAGCAGTTGATGAAGAGAATGTAGAACCTGTGTAACCGTCCATAGAACCACCACAAGTGATACATACAGGAACCTGTAAGTCAACTTCTAAGTAAATTTTACCTTCAGCATCACATAAGTTGTCATATTGACCACCATCAGTTTTACTGTTAGGGAAAGTTAATGTAGCGTTGTTGTTACCATACTGTACAATACCTTTACCATATCTTTGAGTTACAACTCTAAATAAGTAAGGGTTAGTTGTGTTAGCAGATGTGTAAACGTTTGTTCCAACACCATAAACTGTTAAATCAGACAAGAACGCTTCGTTATCCATTGGTTGACCATCAGGACCGATAAGTTTACCAGCTCCATCAGATGCGAAACCTGACATAACGATTAATACTTTTCTGTAGTTATCTTCAGCGTAAGCAGCAGGTACTAATGAGTCAGCAACCCAAGCAACTGTTGTTACGTTACCTGTGATAGCAGAGTACTGACCTTTAGAGTAATCGAACAATCCTGGAGGGTCCAAAGCTGGTTCGTTACCTTCGTAGAATCTATCGTAAAGGTCTTTAGTGTTGTTGTAGTCGTAACCACTGTTTGGTGTTTGTTCAGCACCAGCGTTTGGTGAACCATAAGGTGCGTAGTGGATACCTGTTCCGTTAGCTCCTAAGTTTTCGTAAGCCTGAATGTTAGGTACAAAGTAGAACAATTTACCGATAGGTAAGTTCATAGCTTGTACAGAAACGATGTCGTTTGCTAATAATTTAGAGAAAACACGTCTTACAATTGGGAAAACAACTGTTTCAAATGCACCTGTGTCAGATGTAGATGATGCTTCGTTGATTAAATACGATGCTTGGTTTTCGTATAATTGTGCTACGTTTTCTTTCATGTGACCTTTAAGACCCTCTAAGAATCCTAATTTGTCCCATTTGTTGATTGTATCTTCTTTGATAACTTTAAGGTGCTTAAGACCGATGTTACCAACAAGACCTGATTCTAATAATGCTCCCATTTTAGTATTTGTTTTTTTCATAAGTTTTTGATTCAATCAATGTTGTAGACGAACCTGTAGTTACTGTTTTGTTTAATTTTTCACCAACTGATTCGTTTATTGATTTTGTTTCTACCTTAGATAATTCATCTTTGATTGACTTGTAAAGATTCTTTGATTCTTTTAAAGTTTCAACATCGTCAAATCTTCTAAGGATATTTAATTTTTCTTTTTTAGTAGTTGAGTGTTCAGTGAACAATCTTGTAGCGTAAGCTAAGTTTGAGTTAAAGATTGCAACTTCGTTAAGTTTTTCTCTAAATACATTTAAAGCTTTTCTATATTCTTCATTCTTTTCTCTCAACATTCTAACTTCTTCTTGAGTAGATTCTGAGTGAATGTTACCTTTACGATAATTGTAATTTCTGTTATCGGTAACAGCCTTTCTTAATCCTCTACCTTCTTTGGAACCCATACCGTATGTTCTAGCAGCTTCTTTAGTTTCTTCTTTTTCAAAAGCTTTTCTTTTCAAAGTGTCACCTTTTTTAGTGGTGTAATCTTTGTCACCCTTATGAGTTTTAGATTTGTCACCCTTGTTCATTCCGTAATCACCTTCTTTAGTTTCTGCTTTAACAGTTTTGGATTTACCTTCCATATTCTCACCTTTCTTGTAATCGAATTTTGCTTTACCAGTACCAACTGATTTAGGTCCTTCTTTTTTCTTTTCATTGAATCCACCTTTAGCTTTATCTTTGTAAGAAAATTTAGGTCCTGAGCCAATTCCAACACCTTTAGGTTTGTAAGTCTCATTTGTTAAATCGTCCATTTCGTCTAAGTCTTCCATTTCGTCTAAGTCTTCCATTTCGTCTAAGTCTTCCATTTCGTCTAAGTCTTCCATTTCGTCTAAGTCTTCCATTTCGTCTAAGTCTTCCAT